CGGGCCGGGCGGGGGCGGGGGCGGGGGGGGGGGGCGGTTTGCGCGGATGCGCGCCTCATGGGAAGAACTCAATAACGAGCAATAGTCTCCCAGCTGGGGCGTACCGAAGAGCGTGTGTGGTGCATTGCCCCTCACTCCCCCACCGCGCATCACATATTTATGCATTATCGGGTGGTACCGGGCGCGCGGATGCATTTTGGAGGCGGGCGGAGTAATCTTCTCTATCGGGGGTATTCACCGTAGAATTTTCGCAACAACATGCTGGCCCCCAATCATTCACCCAGTTCATACCTATTCACAAGGACCATGATGTTCAAACCACACGGCGCGCACCGTGCGCGCATGTTGGGCGTGGCCGCGCTCAGCGTATGCACCGCCCTGCTGGGCACACCGGCCACCCTAGCGGCCCCCGCCCCGACCCGACGAGACCAGAAACAACACCCCGCCGTCCTAGGCATGATCTAGATCCGATCTAGATATGCGCAAATCGTTATGAACATAGGCAAAGAAAATCCTCAGGCGGCACCTGGGGATAGCGAAAGCAGGATAACGAGGCGCATGCGCAAGGAGTAATAGCCGCCAGGGCAACTCTATCTGCCACCTGCGCCAGCGGCTCCTCCACCCGCATGAAGGTACTCAATGCCCCGTTTTCGCTGTTCATCACGGGTTTTAGTGGTGCGGTAGGCGATTCAAGAGTAAAAGTTTTCAGGCATGGCTAATCGCCGCCACGGCAAGCTCGTAGCGGCTAGAGGGGTATAAGTTCGGGAACGCCCGTGGTTATTCCCGCTGTCGGCCTCCGCGGCGGCGGTTACGGCGACGGCGCCGATGCCTGCACTCATGTTCAAGACCGGCTGTGGTTCGTTGCGCGGTTATTGGTCGTGTTCCATGATGATCGTCCTGTACGCTCCCCGGCGCGGCTTCTGGGTGTTGCGCGGGCTTTGTGTCGTGTTCTGACTGCTGTGCGGGTTCTTGTTCTTGGTGTGGTGACGCATCTTCCGCCTGGGCAGCTGCCGAGTCGGCAGGCTTGGCAGGGGGCGTTTCTATGTGCCCGTCGAGCACCCAGTCTGGGGCGTCGTCGAGGGGGTCACTGAACCCATCAACGGCGACTGCTGGTGGCGGCGTGGTTGGCGCCGAGGTGCGGGTTTCCTGAGCGACGCGCTGGGCTTGGCGTTCCTTCCGCGAGACCACATGAATGCCACTGTCTTGCGCATACTGGTTGTTGTTAATGAACTCGATGCTGGCCGCAGTGTAGTAGACCTCGGCTGGTGTTGGCGGGTCCCGAAGCTCTAGGACTTCTCCGGCACCGCGCTTGCTGTTGCATGCTTGGCAGGCGACGACAAGGGTTTCAGGGGTGGATTCCTTATGCCCGTTGAGAGAGTCATAGGTGGCGCTCCTGGCAGAGCGACGGTCACGCCAGTCCACGGTTTTCCCACACCAGCGGCATTGATCGCCGTCCCGGACACGAACGGTAATGAGCAGCTCAGGGTTTCGTTTATCTTTCGCCCGCCGCCGGTCAAGCTCCATCTCCTCCTTCAGCCGGATATGGAAAAGCGTGGGGTCGTCAACAATACGCAGCATTGGCCGGCCGTCGGGGCCGTCTTCCCGGAAAAGCAAGCCCGCGGCACAAAGGTTCTCGATGACGATTTTCTCCCGCCCCGGCGCCACTTGCGACACGGCACCATACCCCACCAGGTAATCGGTAGCGTGAGCCGCCGAGATGCTCACCAGATCGACAAGAACACCCTTTGCCTCGTTCTTCAGCAGATGGTCCCCGTCGCACACCTCAAGGAGTCGTATCATCAGCGGGTGAGTGGTAAGCGTGTCGCCTCCCCTAAACCACATATGTCTCTCCCCTCTCTAACAAATAAACGTGCGCGATGTAAATGAAAATATGGTTTGTCATGCTGCCCCGCCCCGCGCATGGGCCCGCCGCGAGCACGTGGGGTAGCACTTGTCGCATAATCCTTCCCCCACGTGCCGGAGCGGATGTTTTTTCCTCCTGCGACCCCTGGCCTGGATCGGCGGCTCCGCCTGCGGCAGCATCCGCTTCCCACAAGCGCGGCACCGCTCCTGATACAAGTCCCCTTCCTTACCGTGCTGCTGGGGGATATCCGAGTACCGGCCAGCAACCACCCCGCCCACGAGCACACCGCGGCGCTCCGTGTCGGAGAGCATGCGCTCACACGCCCCCAACAACGGACACGTAGCGCACAGCAGTCTAGCCTGCTGCTGCCTAACCAGTGCGTTTTTAACAGGCTCCCCGGGGAAAGTCGGGTCCCACAGGCTCGGCCGTGTAGCTGTCGCCTGATGCCGGGGCTGCTGGCAGATACCAAGAATCATAACTAGACCGCCCCACCGCTAAGGTTCGGCCGGGCAGTAATCTGCCGCGGCGCCACCGGCAACGTGGCAACATACTCGAACCCATCAGCATCCCGCGCCGGGCCACCGTCGGCGGCATGGGGCCTGCGGATGTCCGTTACCGTGGAATAGGATTCCACCATGCCGCCCAACGGCACGTAGCAGCGCGCTAAGTAGTCACCTGGGGGCAGACCAATGGGTGCGCAGAACGGCACCTGGGCGTACTGGATAGCGGCGCTGATGGCGTCCATTTGGGCGGCGGTAAGAACCACTGGTGAGGCAGCATCAACGCCTTGTCTGGCTTCATCGCGCACCCGGTCCATGACAGCAACAACATCAGTGGGCAATGTTGGGGTCAGCCGTGCCGCAGTGACGTCGGTAAGGTCACCGCAAGTGCTGGACAAATCCTGCAGGGTGAGCTCATTCTCTGAGACGAACAGCGCGCACTGTGCCTCGGGGGCTTTCTTGAAATCCGGCTTAAGTTTCAGCAGCAGTCTGGCTGATGCCGCCGTGATTTCCACCTCGGCATGTTCGGCAGCAACGATAGCGAAATAGGTGGGCACCGCCGCCTGAATCATGTGCCGAGGGTTAGCGGCGCACACCAGCAGCCGCTCACCCCGGAACACCAGCTTGACGACGTCGAAGTCCTCAGCCTTCCGGCTGGCCACTTTAATCACAGCGCGGATTGCGTTGTGTAGCTCCCGGGTAAACAGGACAGCTTTTGACTTGACCGGCAGCTGGGAATAGTCAGGCATGGGTCTCGGCCTCCCGGATCCTGGCGGCGGCATGGATAGCATCCAAGTATGGCTGGTCCAGCGCCTGGGTGGCGGCATCCAACTCACCGAACGGCACCAAATCTTTATGCAGAGGCGCACTATCAACCCGCCAAGCAGCCCAGGCATCATGAACGTCTGATAGCGTGACAGCAGTGCCCTTAGCGCGCATGAGCACCGCATAAATAAGGAACAGAGGGAACTGCTCGTCGTCCGGCCTAGCAATGTTTTTCGGCAAACACCGGCAGATGAGCGCGGCGTCTTCTTCGAGGTAGGTCAGCATTTAGGGCTCCTGGAGAGTGCGGAGGGTATCAATAAGATGGGGGTTGTCTTCCAAAACGCCGTAGGCTGCGGCGAGCACTTGCCCCGGCGCGGCATGAACAATGCTGTATGCGGCGGCGGGGATGGGCACCTCGGTGACCCGCCAGCCGTCAACGGAGTAGACGACCGCATAGGATTCGTGTTCCCCGGTGGTGGGGTTGTGGGGCCAGTCAACGATCGCCCACGTTTCATGGATGTGCAGGGCACCGATCGTATCGCCGGACGCGGCAAGCGACGTTCGCCGAATGTCAGTAGCGTTCATCGTGTTTTCCTTAGGTTGGATTGGTGAGTTTTACGTGTGCAGGTTTCCATGTGCGCCACGTACAGTCGTTCTCCCGCAATCCGGGCTTGTTCCCTGGCAACGCCGTAAACATAGTGGGCGCGGCCAAGACTGATACGCCAGCGGCCGTCTAGGGTCGGACAGGGGTCAAGTGGGATGTTTTTGTCGTTAGTAGTTTTTGCCCAGCGGATTTCTGCGCCGCACCAGCGACACCATGCGCGGCTCATGCCGGTGCCTCCTGCTGCTCTGCCCACTGGAGCAGGCTAGACAACGCACGGTACTGACTATTCTGGCCGCGGCGTTGGAACGCAGCAGCCCACTGCCACGCAGTAGACATCTGGATAAAAAGGCTCCCGTGTGCTGCGGGAAGCCCAGCTAGCGTCATCTCGGGGAGCAGCTCGAACCCGGGGATGCATGCGACCAAGTCGCCCAGGCCGATGGCATCCGCATGCCCCTGGGAGAACCGGAGAGATACCAACCGACTTGAATACATGCGGCGGATAACCATAGGAGAGCGAACAACGGGCGCAGTCATGATTGGGGCTCGCCGGTCGCTATTGAGTTTATGGTCTTCAAGCCAGCGATGACGTTTTCCATGTGGGTCGTTGCGTGTCGCATGCAGGTGAACGCTTTTTCATCGTTGCCGTTCTCGAATGATTCCCGGCACATACCGATAGCGGTAAGCGCAGCGTTGGCCGCATACCGGGTATCTTTCAGTAGTTTATTGGGCAGTAACGGGACTATGGCCTCAATATCCGCCATGGCCGACCCGGCATCAGTGCTGCTGCTATCGGAGCCAGCGGCAGAGCCGGAGCCGTCAACAGTGTTGACGCTGTCCGCCGTTGGGGCAGATGCGTCTACAGTGACTAGCCAAGGGCTTTCGTGGGGGCATTGATGGGTTTTATAGGCGTCCCGTTGCTCACATGCATCATGCAGCGCCGCATGTAAATCGGCAGCACGCTGCTCAGCAACCACTTTCGCCGCAGTCAACGTCTCAACCTGGGCGTGTAAATCATGAATAATCAAAGCGATGTCGAGGCCGCTTTCTGCTTCGGCGTTCCCCCGCTCAAGCAGCTTAGCGATCAACTCTTGTTGCCACACTGTGGTGGTGGTCAGGCTGTCAGCGAGCCGAGCTGAGAGATCAGTAGAGTCCAGCATGGCGGTATCCTTCCTGTTCGGCCACCGGATGAGCGTCCATGAATACCGTCAAGTCGGCTAGGGCGATCCGGTAGGGGGCGTTGCGTCCCACAGTGGTGGCCATCGACGGCTGGGTAGCGCGCAGCACACCCTGGCGGCAGAATTTCCTGATCTGCCATTGGGAAAAGCCGGAAAGCGTGGCGGCTTGGGCGGTGGTCAACCATTGCGGTAATTGAGGGGTAGTGATATGATTCATGTGCCTTTCCTTTCAAAGGCTTTACGACGGGGGCTAGTTTTGGGAATTTGTGCTAGCCCCCGGGTTTTTTGGTTTTTTGGGGGGGTTGTCTCCGCCGCCAGCGGCCACGAGGGGGGACTATCACGCGGCG